CGCAGCCGCGAAGCTATCTCGCCAAGACCTCGAGCCCGAGGAGGACGAGAGCGAGGACGATTTCATGGAGCGGTGCATCGATGAGATCGGGGACGACGAGGCGTGCCAGATACTTTGGGAAAATCGCGGCGCCGGCGACATTCGCCACAAGACCCACGAGGGCAAGGTCGGGGCGCTTGAGTTCATCCTCTCCGACGAAACGCCGGATCGAATGGATGACGTGATCATGGCGGACGGCTGGGAGCTCGCCGCCTTCAAGAAAAACCCGATTGCTTTGTTTGCTCACAACTCATCATGGCCGATCGGCAAGTGGAGCAAGCTCCGCGTCGTGGACAAGCAATTGCGCGGCGAGCTCGAGCTGGCGCCCAAGGGCACGTCCGAGCGCATCGACGAGCTCCGCGCGTTGATCGCTGCCGACATTCTGCGCGCCGTTTCGGTCGGCTTCCGGCCGATGGAAACCAAGCCGCGCAAGGAGTCCGACTACGGCGTGTTTTATACCAAAGCCGAGCTGGTCGAGTGCAGCCTGGTCTCGGTCCCGGCCAATCCAAACGCCCTGGCGGTCGCCAAGGGCCTTAGAATTTCCCCTGCAACGATCGACCTCGTCTTCGCCGGGCATGGCGCAAAAGACCGGGCCGCTCGCCGCGGGGCTCAACCGGCGGGCAAGCCGACACGACCTCCCATCAGAAAGGGCACGACCATGTCGTCGTTTGCTCAACGTATTACTGCGGTCGAACAACGCATCAACGGACTGAAAGATCAATTGACCGACCATTGGGACAAGCAGGGCGACGCCAGCAACGTCAGCGATGACAGCCTGGGCGCCGCCAACGAGTTGAGCGCAAGCCTCACGCAGGCGGAACGCACGCTCGCTTCCCTGCGCGATGCCGAGCGGCAACTCGGTGAGACTTCCGACAATGGCGGCTCGCGCGCGCTCGTCACCACCGCTCGCGGCAGCACGGCCATCACTCCAATCGCCGCCCACCAGACTGCGAGCATCGACACGCCGCGGCCGTTCGGAATGCCACGCAAGAAAACGGAAGGACTCGATCTGCTCGTGCATTGCGGCGTCGCGCAATTGTTCGCGCATCAGAAGCGCCAGCCGATCGACGTGACGATGCGCGAAATCTACGGGGACGACGAGCAGCACCGGCAAGCGGTGATGTGGATCATGCGCGCCGCGACCGCGCCGGCCACCACTACCGCGGTCGGATGGGCCGCGGAATTGGCGCAGACCACCTACGCTGCGTTCATGGAAGTCCTCTATCCGGCGGCGATCTATCCGCGGCTTGCAGCGAAGGGATTGTCGCTTTCGTTTGGTCCCTACGGCAAAATCCTGATCCCGACGCGCGCGACCACGCCGACGATCGCCGGCTCGTTTGTTGGTGAAGGTTTGCCGATCCCGGTTCGCCAAGGGCTGTTCAGCTCGCAGACCTTGACGCCGAAGAAAATGGCCGTGATCACCACTTGGACCAGGGAATTGTCCGAGCATTCCGTGCCGGCGGTCGAGGGCTTGCTCCGCGACGCGATCCAAAACGACACCGCTATCTCGCTTGATAGTGTGCTGCTCGATGCCAACCCGGCGACCGTGGTGCGGCCCGCCGGCATCCTCAACGGCGTGGCCGGCTTGACGCCGACCGCCGCCGGCGGCTTCACCGCCCTGGTCGGTGACATCAAGCAAATATCCGGCGCGCTGCTCACCGGCACCAAGGGCAATGTGCGCGCGCCGGTCTGGCTTCTCAATCCGCAGCAAGCAAATTCTATCGGGCTTGTAGCGGCGCCGGGCGCGGGCGTTTTCCCGTTCCGCGACGAAATCAGTCAAGGCAGGCTCGGCGGATGGCCGGTCATCACTTCTGGCACGGTGCCGCTCGGCACGGTGATCGCCCTCGATGCCGCCGACTTCGTGGCGGTTGGCGGCGACGCGCCAAGGTTCGAAATCAGCGACCAGGCTACGCTGGTCTTCGACGACACCGCGCCGACCGACATCGGCACGTCCGGGGCGCCCGCCGTGGTCGGTGCGCCGGCCAAGTCGATGTTCCAAACCGATAGCCTCGCCCTTCGGCTGATCCTACCAACGAACTGGTGCATCAGGCGTGCGGGCGTCGTTGCTTGGGTTGCCGGCGTTACTTGGTAGTTCACGCCTTATCACCCTTTGGGTGAAAGACTGAAACACACGCAAACGAAAGGAACATCAGATGGCCGATCAGCCTCACGACGACGCCGCCGCCAACAAGAAGCGCGTCGAGGAAACCAAGAAGCGGCTCGCGGACGAAAAGACCGCCCGCGAGAAAGGACACGCCGAGCAACGCGAGACAATGGCGGGCGTGAAGCCGACGCCGACCCAGGAGGAAAACGACCTGGCGGCAAGCGGCGTGCATGTGGTCGAGAAGGAGCCGGACGGCTCGCCGGCCGATACCGGCATGCTGCCGGCGGCCGAGCGCGAAAAGCGCCAGGCCGAGGCGGGCAAGACTCCGCAGCGCGGCACCTATCCGACCAGAGCGACCACGGCAAACCCATCGACGTGAGCGCACGCGCCTGGCTAGGGCGGATCGCCGATCGCCTCGTTCGCCGAGGCGAAGGCGACTTTCGCCCTGGCCCTTACAATCTGTCGGTGACGGGCGGCTGGTTGCCGGATGGCGCCGCTTGGAATTGGTGGCAACAGGGATACGACCCGATCACCGCGCCACGGTCGGCAATGGTCGAGGCTTGCGTCTCGGCCTATTCGCAGACCGTGGCCATGTGCCCTGGCGATCACTGGCGGCTCAACTCAAAGGGCGGGCGCGACCGCGTCAAGAATTCGGCGCTGTCCCGCCTGTTGCGCTATTTCAACGATTATCAATCAACAAGCGATTTCATGCTCAATGCAACGCGCTCGCTCTATGAGCACGGCAACACCTATGCGCTGGCGTTGCGCAACGATCGCTACGAGGTGGATGAGCTCCACCTGATGGACCCGCTGATGTCGCAGCCGCGGCTCGCGGTCAACGGCGAGATTTTCTATCAACTCTACGGCAACGACGTTATTCAACGCCGCCTTGGCGCCGACAATCAGTTGTTGGTGCCGCAGCGCGACGTGCTGCATATCCGCTTGCATACCAAGCGATATCGCCAGCCGACACCGCTGGTGGGCGAGTCGCCGATCGTTGCCGCCTATGCCGACATCGGCGCCGGCGCAGCTATCGTCAATCAGCAAGGGTCGTTCTACACGAACGAAGCGCGGCCGAGCGCCGTGCTCTCGACCGATCTCATCCTCGATAAGGATCAGGTTCAGGCGTTGCGCGACCGCTGGAACGAGCAGGCGAAGGGCCTCAAGCAAGGCGGCACGCCGATCCTCACCGCCGGCCTCAAGGTGCAGCCGTGGGCCGTCGGCGGGCGCGACGCGGCGACCGCGGACGTTCTCAAGCTGACCAACGAGCACATCGCGCTCGCCTTCCGCATTCCGCTGCAAATCTTCGGGCTCGGCACCAGCGGGTTTTCGTCCACCGAATTGCTGATGCAGAGCTGGATCGCGAGCGGGCTCGGCTTCGCGCTCAACCACATCGAGGAAGCCATCGGCGCGATGTTCCAGCTCAAAGGCCAGCCGGACGAGTATGTGGAATTCGACACCGGCGCGTTGCTGCGCTCGGCGCAGAAAGACCGGATCGACTCGCTGGCGCGCGGCGTGCAAGGCGGCATCTACGCGCCCAACGAGGCGCGCGAGATGGAGGGCCTCGAGGCCGTGCCATTCGGCGATGAGCCGCGCGTGCAACAGCAAGTCGTGCCCTTGAGTCAGGTCGGCAAGATCCCGGCCGCGCCTGCGCCTGGCGCGCCGCCGCCGGCGCCCACCGACCAGCCGAAACCGGCCGACCAGCCGAAGCCGCCGCAGAAGGCCAGCCGCGATGACATACATCGAGAAGTCGGAAACATCTTTGCCAACGCCGATCGGATCGGACGCCGCCGAATGTCTGCTTGAGGCGTGGCGCGAAGTCCTGGCCGAGGTGCTCGACAACGCCCGGTGCCAGTGGCAGCGCGAGCACGCCCTCGCCCAGGCGCAGACCGCGGCCACGCTGGCCGAGCTCCGCGCCGAGGTCGCGATCGCCCGCACCGATATGCGCGAGATGGCGGCCGCGCGCCTGGCCGAGCTCCGCAGCGGGGCCGATGGGGCGCCCGGCCCGACCGGCGAGCCCGGTGCGCCCGGTGCGCCCGGCAAGGAAGGGCCGCCAGGCGCGTGCGGGGCGCCCGGTGAGCGCGGTTTGCCCGGCCCGCTAGGTGACATAGGCCCTCCCGGCGAACGCGGCCCAGCGGGCGACCGTGGCGCGCCAGGAGGCCAAGGCGAGCGGGGCGAGCCCGGCCCGGCCGGCCCGACCGGCGAGCGCGGCGAGAAGGGCGCACCGGGGGCGTTGCGCGCGGTCAAGATTTTTGCCGCCGGCGCAGTCCATTACGAGGGCGAGCTCGTCGCCGCCGCCGGCAGCACTTGGCAGGCGCGCCGGGATACCGCGGCCGCGCCGCCGCATGAGGATTGGGCGCTCGTTGCCGCGGCCGGGCGCGACGCGCCGGTCCCGGTCGTCCGCGGCACCTGGCGCGAGGGCGAGAGCTACCGCGCCCTCGAGGTCGTTGCATTGAACGGCTGCGGCTTCATCGCCCGCGCCGACAATCCGGGGCCGTGCCCTGGCGACGGCTGGCAATTGATCGCGTCGGCCGGGCGGCCCGGCAAGCAGGGACTCCCCGGCGGCAAGGGCGAGCGCGGCGAGCGCGGCATGCCAGGCATGGCGGCGCCGGCGCCGGCGATCGTGGCCTGGCGCATCGATCGCAAGACCTACACGGCAACGCCGCTCATGGACGACGGCAACGCCGGCGCGCCGCTCGAGCTGCGCGAGCTGTTCGCTCAATTCCACGGTGAGGCCGGCTGATGGCTGACATCATCACCAAAATCCTAACGCCCGCCGATACCTACGATCTGCTCACGCTCGACGCGATCAAGCTCGCAATGGGCATCCCGCCAACGGACACGAGCCAGGACGCGCAGCTCGCCGAGGACATCACGCGCTATTCCGATGTCATCTCGTCGCTTTGCAATCGCGTCTTTGCCCGCGAGGAGGTGCGCGAGACGTGGCGCTGCCTGGGCTCACGCCGCATGTTCTTGAGTCATTGGCCGGCGGCCGAGGCGGACATCGCGTCGGTCGAGTCGCCGCGCGGCTCGACGCTCGATCCGAGCGTCTACGAATTCGAGGAGCAATCCGGCAAGCTCGAGCTGTTCGAAACGCGCAGCGAACCGATCGTTGTCACATATACCGGCGGCTACAATCTGCCCGAAGATGCGCCGCCGGCATTGCGCCAGGTTTGCGAGATCATGCTGCTCGAGGGTCGCGCGTTGCGGCGCTCGTTCGGCTCGAGCGGCATCCGGTCAATTTCACATCGTGAAAGCCGTGTGATGTTCTTCGATCCGCTCGTTTCGGGCGCGCGAGCGGCCCAGCAATTCGGCTATTCGATCAATTCGATCAATTCGCTTTTGTCCGCCTACATCCGCTTTGAGGTTTGACGATGACGATCGGCGGCGGCGTCAACTTCTCGACCATGGTTTTGAGTCCGGCGTTCGATGTGTTCGCACGGCCGGTCACGTTCTATCCGTATGTCTCGCAGCCGGCGGGCGCGTCCTTTCTCGGCCGCGGCTACTACTGGAGCGGGCCGGTCGATATCCAAACCGAGGACGGTGC